GAAAAGTAAGTGTATTTAAAACTGCAATCTTTAATTCTAAAATTGGAGATGAACAAAGCATTTTAGATATGTTTGAATTAAAATCTGGTAATTATGCTCAAGATAAACAGTATAAAGAAAAAGTTAAAGATTTTATTAGTCAAAAAAATCAACTTATTGAAAAAGATGCTGCAACTTTAATACTAAGTCATAATTCTATTGTTAGAGATAATTTTGATGCTTACAATTCTGAAACAGGAGATGCAAAACAATTATTATTTAAAAAATATATTAATAGTGTAGTTCAAGCACAAGAAGATATGGATATTGACCCTACTCTTATTAAAGTATTACCAGTTAGTTTTGCACAAAAAGTTGCTATGGATTACAATAGCCAACCTACAGAAAATAAAATTGGTTATTTACAAACTTTAGAAGAACAATATGGTGAGCAATATGGAAGAGTATTAAATGAATTAACTGCTCAAGGTTTACCTGTAACCGCTAAATTAGTTTCTTATTTTAATGACGAAAATTTTGCAGTCTTAGCAACTAGCATAGATACTAAAGAAGAAAAAGTAAGACTAGATGATTATTTAAAAACACAAACAAATTTAAGTTTTAATGATATTAATGAATCAGTTGCAGATGAATTAGAAGATTTTAGAAATGCAGTTATGTTTTCTAATAAAATGAATACAACTAAAGCTAATGATGAATTAGGAGACATACAAGACATTATTACTTATATAGCTATTAATAAAATGTCTGCAGGAATGAAAGAGGGTAAAGCTATAACACAAGCAACAAATTATATTAATAATAATTTTGTTCTTGAAGATACTTATTTTATACCTAGAAATTATAATAACGATAGATTAAGTCCAAGACATATAGAGTTTATTCAAGATAAAGTTGAATATATAAAAGATCGTCATCTTCAAGATTTTGATATGATGCCTTTTAAATCTACTAATCCAGATATATCAGATCAAGATTTAAACGATGAAATGTTAGAACAGGCTCAAGATAACGGAGTTTGGATTAATAGTGCGGATGGTAATGGTCTTGTTTTTGCTATCGAATTTTCTGATGGTTCTTTAGGTTTAGTACAAAATAAAAAAGGTGAATTGTTACAAGTTAATTTTGATGATGATTCCTATAAATTACCTACCACAGATATTGATATGGATATTAGAAATCTTAAAAAAGAAGAATTACCTTCAGGAGCTTAATTATGGCAAATATATCTTTTGGTTTAGATGCAGACAAATATGCTAAAGAAAGAGGATTTGATAAATATCAAACTACTATAGGTGAGGTATTAGGTGAAACTGCAAAAGATGCTTGGAAATATAATCCTGTTTCATCTCTTTTTAGATTATCAGAATTAGAAACAAATAGATCAGAAAACACAGATGAACCTGTAATTGACAGACAAGAACTTAATGATCAATATGGAAAATTTAATTTATTTTTTGATGAAGATGAAAAACAATCAACAGTAGATATTATTGTAGAAAGAAAAAAATCAGAAATTAACAGGCAAAGTATTATTCAAAGAGGACCAGAAGGAAGATTAAGTAATTTGTATTTACCAACATTAGCTAAATTTGGAACAGCTATGGTAACCAGTATTGCTGATCCCATTAACCTTGCAATGATGTTTGTGCCTTATGTAGGTCAAGCAAGATTTGCTAGTTTAGTTGCTAGATATGGTTTTACTAGAGCAAGATTTACTAAAGGTGCTATAGAAGGAACTATAGGTATTGGTGCTGTTGAACCCTTGGTCTACACAGCTGCACAAAGAGAACAATCTGATTATGGTTTAGTAGATAGTTTTATGGCAGTTGGTTTTGGAACTATTCTAGGTGGTGGACTTCATGTTGGTATTGGTAAGTTAAAAGATTTTAATACAGCTAGAAAATTTAAAAAGAAAATAAAAGAAGCTAGAGCTAAAGCTAATATTAAAGATGGAGATGAACCTGTGGTAAATTTATATAAAGAATATTATCCTGAAAATTCAAGAATTATGAAAGAACTTGCTGAAACAAATCCTGATGTTAGAAGAACTTTACTAACAAAAGCTCTCTCTGATCTAATGGAGGATATACCTGTTAATGTTAAAAATATAGCTGACCTTGATCCTAAATTAAGAAATGCTCAACTTAATGAAAAAGTTACTCCTAATGAAAGAGTTAATGTAAAAAATCAAGTAGATGAAGAAGTAATTTTAAAAAAACAAGAAGTTACTTCTCAAGATACTGGAGCAAGAACTCGAAACCCTGTTGAACAAAAAGCAGTTGATGAATATGAAGCAAGTCGAAGTCAAGAAGATATTACATTAAGAAATTTAGATGAAGAAACTGGTACAGTACAAAGCCAATTAGATTTATTAAAGGAAAGACAAAAAGATTTAAATATTAGAGATAGTGAAGAAATTAAAACAACAACTAAAGAATCAGACGAATTAAATACAAAACAAAAAGAAATAAAAGATGCTATTATAGATGGTATTAATTGTTTTAACGGAAGATAATTATGGCAGATAAATGTTTAACTAGAATAGAAAATGTTTTAAAAAAATCTTCTATTGCTACAGAAAAAGCACAAAGCATTTTAAACGATATTAAGAAAGCTCAATCTGAAACTAAAATTGCAGATTTAGATGAAACGATTGTATCTAAACTTGCTGATGGTGTTTTAAAAAGACAGCAAATACAAAAAAAAATTAACAAATTAAATGCTTTAGAAGATGAAGTAAAAATTAGAAATACTGTAGACTATGTTTTAAAAGAATTTTCTAGTAATCCTACAGAAGGTTTAGCAGCTGTATTAGTGGGTAGTAATTTACAAAAACAAGGCAGTCGTTCTTCTGTTGCTCTTGCTCAACTATCTTACTATAGAGACATTGTTGTTTCTTTTCAGGCAAAATTAAGTGAGAATAAAGTTAATACTTTATTTGCAGAAGCTAATGCAGATATAGAAAGAAGAGTATCAAGAGTTATTTGGGAAGTAGGCAATGATGTTAAAATTACAGAAAAAAATAAAGATATTGTTACTTTAGGAAAAGTTATAGCTGAATTTTCAGAAACAGTAAGAAAAAAATATAATGACTATGGAGCTAACACAGAAAAATTAGCTGGATGGATTGTTAGACAATCATCTGATCCTTTTCAATTAAGAAATGCTGTAGATGTTTTAAATTTAAAAAATAAAAAAAACATAAAAGAAATTAATGGTACACCAGAAAGAAATGTAGCTGCTTGGAAAGAATATATTTTACCTAAACTAGATCAAAAAAGAACTTTTGCTAATACAGATGGATCACCTCAAGCCATAGATGAATTTTTAGATTTTGCTTATAATTCTTTAATTAAAAATCAAAATCAAGTTGTGGATGGTGCTGGTAATTCTTTTGGTTCAAGAAGTTTAGCAGAAAGAATTGGTGCAAAAAGAGTTTTACATTTTAATACTTCTGATGATTGGTTTGATTACAATGCTATGTTTGGTGGAAAAAATTTAAAAGAATCTTTGTTTGATGGTTTTAATATGGCAGGTAGAAATATTGGCATGATGAGTATGCTTGGTTCTAATCCACAAAAAAATTTTTTAAAGATAGGTGATTTAGTTAAAAGACAATTAATTTTAAATAAAAAACAAGGTCAATCAGAAAAAGTTGGAAATTTTATTCAAGAAAAACAAGGTGGTTATGTAAAATTTATGGCAGAAGTAGATGGTTCAGTAAATACTATTAATGGATTTGCTGCAGCTAAATGGTCTGGAATTACTCGTGCTATTTTATCTATGGCAAAATTAGGTGGTGCTGTTGTTTCTGCTATAGCTGATGTACATTTATATGCTAGAGAATTAAAATGGCAAGGTCGATCTTATGTTGGTGGTGTAGCTGAAGCTCTTGGTAGATTAGCTAAAATAAAAAATTCAAAACAAAAAGCAGAGATAGCAGAACAATTAGGTTTTATAGCAGATAATCTTGTTTATGATTTAGCTGCAAGATATTCTGGTAGTGATAATTTGAATAGAAATTTTACACAAATACAAAGAACTTTTTTTAAACTTAATGGACTATCTTGGTGGACTAACTCTCTTAAAGATGGAGCAATGTTAGGCATGGGTAACTATGTTGCTAAACAAAGAAAAATTCCATTTAATAATTTAACACCTGAATTTAAAAGATTAATTACTCACTTTGGTATTAATGAAAAAATTTGGAATGTCATTAGAAANATGGATGTAGAAAGAGCTGACGATGGTAAAGAATTTTTTTCAGCTAGAAANATAGATAATTTATCTGATGATGTTATTAAANATTTGTCTGGTGTTNCAAAAATGTCTAAAAGACAAGTAACGATTGCCAGAGANAATTTAAAAACAAGAGTATTAGGAATGTTTTTAGATAGATCAACTTATGCTGTAATAGANCCAGATGCTAGAACTAGAGGTTATTTAAAATTTGGTTTACAAGCAGGAACTGGACCTGGTGAAGCTATAAGATTTTTCTCACAATTTAAAGCATTTCCTTATGCTATTATTAATAGAGCATTAGGAAGAGAGTTGGCTTTTCTTGAAGCAGGACAGAAAATGAGAGCTTTTCAAGGAGTAGCTAATTTAGTTATTGGTTCTGCTATTTTTGGATATATATCTATGACTGCTAAAGATTTATTAAAGGGTAAAAAACCAAGAGATCCCATTAATAAAAAAACTTTTTTTTCAGCTATGCTTCAAGGTGGTGGATTAGGTATTTATACTGACTTTTTATTTGGTCAAATTCAACAAAGCACAAGTGCTTTAGCCACTATTGCTGGTCCTGGTCTTACTGAAGCCACAAAGGTAGCCGCAATATTCAATTATATTACTAAAGGAGAATTTTCTAAAGCAGGTAAACAAGGTTACTTATCAATTAAAGAAAATATACCATTTTTAAATTTATTTTACTTAAAAACTGCCTTTGATTATGCTATAGGTTATCAGATCATGGAAACATTATCTCCTGGTAGTTTAAGAAGAATGGAAAAAAGAATGAAAGAAACTGGACAAGAATTTTTATTGACTAAACCTTCCAGTTTATTTAAAGGATTTTAAGTATGACAGTATCTAGCACAACAGTAAAAAACAGTTATTCAGGAGACGGAAGTAATGATACTTTTGTTTATGGATTTAAAATATTTGCATCGTCTGAT